ATTAGATACCACATCAATGTTACCACACGTTCAAACATGGTTACCTTCAGGCACCATCGTGGACGCTGGAACACTTGCGGAATTGATCGAGGCAAGTAGGCCTTTAAAAGCCTACCCAGACCCCGATAGTTGGTTCGCGGGATATTTATCCCGTGACAACAAACTACCATCCCTTTTGGACTGGCGCATTCATGCGTTTGCTCCAAATTCAACCTCTAAAAATAGACGGTTGAGGATGATGGGAGAAATCCCAAGAGACGCTAAAGCGGCTTTTGCGGGTTTCTATATGTCTAATGGGCTATTATCTAAAGATATAGCCTTTCGACTAAGTAAATTTCCTGTAAGGGAAATAGAAAAGGTAGAGCGTATTTGGCTTGCAGTCGAAGACGCACTCCTTCTGAGCTCACCAGAGGCTTTTGTCTCTGACGAGTGTCAATTTGTGAAAACCCTCTTTAGATGGGTCGTAGCAAAAGTTGTAACTTCAGGATACGAAAGTTTCCTGAAAGATTACAAAAGCTTAATGGTTTTCGTTAAAGCGAAAGCCGTTAAAGCTATTGGCTTGGATGACCTTAAGGGTCCATGCCATTTTCCTGGTTTTGCACCTAATGGTGAATACCAGAAAATAGGTCTCGAATGGCTCGATAGAGTCATCACTCGAGGCCTTGTGAGCAAAGGCGAGGGAACTCGCCTAGCCCACTTCATCTCTACGCGGGGGCTTCCGCCCCCGACGAAAGAGATGGTAGAAGGAGCCCTGCGAAAACACAGGGACACCCTTCTTACCAAACCACCTCCTCTTGAAGAGGGGAGAGTGGAAATGGTTTTCCTTCTTTCCCGAAGAATCGGGAAAAGAATAGGACGTTCGAAGGTCCAGCATGAGCTGGAAAACCCCGAACACGTTTCGATAACGAACTCAAGTTCGTTCGCCTACTCCCGTTCGGACGGGGGCCGGGCAGTCGAAGTGCAGACCGTATTCAACCAATGGGTTGAACGATCTGTTGACCACGAACGTTTTCACGTTCTAGGTCACTACATTCCTCCCGGTAAAAACTGGGAGAAAGTTATATGCTACGAGAGAAATTATTCTCTCGAAGGCAAATCCTTCGGAGACCCCATTCAAGGGGGTCTCCTTGGTAATCCGAGAGCCGGTTATGATAATAACCTGGGCTTTCAGATACTCCAATGCGCAGCTGAAGCTGGCATTGAAAGAGGAGTGCTAGATGAACGTTATAACGTCATCGGACACCCCTACATTCGCGCCACGGTCTCTTCAGAGCCGGGCGGGAAGGCTAGGATTGTCACCCCCAATGAATGGTGGGTGACAATACTACTCCAACCTTTAGGGCATGTTTTAACATCCCTATTAATGGAAATCCCATCTGCTCGCGCGGGCCTCTCAAGAGGCGAGCCGGCATGGGAATGGGCCGAAGATCTCCGCTTAAGCGGAAAAGACCCTTTATCGGTGGATGAGCTTTATAGTCATCTACCGATACTTACCTCTGACCTGTCCGAAGCGACAGATCATTGTAATAGAGACTTATCTCGAGCTATGCTCGAGGGTTTCTTCCAGGGAGCTGGACTGTTTACACAGTCCGGTTACCTGCGCACAGCAATAGACCTACTAGTATGTAGGAAATTTCTGGTGCCAGGATCTTCTTAAGAAGTTCCTGTACACAACATGCGGACACATATTTGCCTTAAGGTTAAAATATGGCCTACACATGCGAGCGTGTACTCCCTAAGGATGCATGCGAGCATTGAACATCACGCAAGGTTTCTTCGGAAACGTAACCCTCAG